GCCCGCTTCGGTCTTGGTGCTACCCTAGGTAGCAATCTTGCAGGTGGAATACGCATGGTTGGTTAAAGATAATGTGACATTGTTTTCACGTTTATAACTAGTTTATAAAAATTATTTTTATTGATAAAAAACTCTTTATCAATAAAAAATCATGTAAATTATTTTACCTTTTTATTCAAGCACATTGACAGAGTATTCTTTTTGTATGTGACAATTCGTCACCGTATACCAACTCAAGTCTATCCATATCAAAACGATTTCGTGTTTGTCTTGAATATAACCATGCCATTTGAGAACTTTTGTAACATCCGCATTTCTTACAGTTTCTGAAACCAAATGTTTTTTCTTCCAGTTTTTTTTGTCTTTTTTCATAAATTTCAAACTGCTTACTTTGTACAGATAGGAATACTTCCTTGCGCAGTGTTTTGTTTGTTTCAAATAAAGATGAGAATTGTTCGTCAAAACTTTTCATTATTTTGTCACGACTTTCACACGCTTTTTTTACCCAATTATATGAACCCGTAAGTTGTCGACGCGACAAACATATTTTCCAGAATTCTCCGTCTCCATATTCCACATCATTTGGACCGTTTAAAATATTACCGGTTTTTTCGCGATGTGTTTCAGAGACATATCGACTTTCTCTAGCATTTTGAAACATATAACAGATTTTGCGCATATGCTTTTTGTGCTGTTTTACGCGTTTGTCTTCAATCAAGAAACTCTGAATTTCTCTTTGGATTTCGGTTGGAACAGGAAGACCAAATATGCATAATTTCTTTTCAATAAAACTACTTAGGTTGGTGGAGGACATATTGTTGTTGTTATTGTTATTAAAGATATCTTATAATAAGAATATAAAAAAGTTGTTCAATTTTTCATAAAAAAGTGTAATTTTAGAACATTTCTAATACATTTGAAAATCAAATGCTCGGTAGAAATAACCAATCTAGGTCATTGCAAACTTCTTTCCATATTGCATCTTGTTCTTTCTGTTTCACCGCATCTTTTAAAAGTGGAATATAGGGTAAATATTGTGTTTGGTCTAATAAAACACACAATTGGTAGAGAGTATACGTATAGTTAAAAAAGTTTGTGCGATTTGCTGGACAATGAATTGCCCAAGGTTTTTGAATTTCAATAAAGAGAACACACAGTGTTTCGTGTAATTCTTCATTCATAATGGGTGGTTTTATACCAAAAATAGAATTGATATATTGAATATGTTCAAAGTATTTGTTAAAACCTAATTTCCGTAAAATTTCACGCATTTTATCATAGGTAATTACCGACATATCTGTAATACGTTCCTTTTTAATACGATTACGGATAGCATCAATAACTTCATCGGGTATCTGTGTAGTTTCTTTTGCCTGAAATTGGGATAAAATTTCTTTAAAATGATTTAGACGGATATAGGCAGTATAAGAAACTTCATTGGGTGGTTCTTTATTAGTTGGTTTGGCATTATCTACAATATAACTAATGAATTTTCCACACTGAATATTATTACAAATAAGAATACCATCTTCATCTTGTGGTATAAGTTCTCCCTTTCTACAATATTCACATATATCTGTTGGAACAACAAAATCCTGTATTTGAATGACTTCGTTATTCACATTTTTCCAATAGGTTTGGTATAGGCGTTTGGACTGATTGTATTTTCCACTATTAACATTGGATGCTGAATCATTTGTTGCCTTAATTTTAAAGAAGGAATTGAGAACATTCTTGTTTTGATTATTATCACCACTAGAAATCTTCTTTTTTTCTTCAAAATAATCAAAAATATATTTCGAGTTCTCTAATAGGTATTTTTTCTTTTGAGAACGTAGCAACTTTATTTGTTGTTTTATAGATAAAATGCGGTCTCTTATTTCCATATAGTTATCGATTTCATGGTCTTTTAAAAGAGGGATTTTTGCATTGAGTTGCGATTTTTCTGCGATTAATTTGGGTATGGTTTCCGTTTCTATTTTTTCAAAGGATTGCAACATTTCTGTATGTTTTTCATCAATGGTATTTTGTTTTGTTACTATTTTTTGTTTTTGATTCATATAGGGTTTTATAGGATATGGTTTCTATATGTGTTTTTTGACAGATTTTAATATTTTGGTTATTTATTATGTTGATTTTTAATTCTCAACTTTTTTATCTTTGGTTTAAGGTCTATCCGTGGAATTTTCGCTTCGCTTAAATCCATTTGGATACAATTCAATGGAAGACCCATATCCTTTTCGTGCATAAATGTATTTATGCCCGAATAGAGATTATTAACCTCCATTTCTAACAACTCATTTTCAACATTTTCATTAGAATCAACTGCATTCGATAAAGGGTTTTTTATTTGGTTAATTTCATTTTGTGTTAATCCTATCAATTTGTAAAAATCATCTTCTGTAATATCGGTAATTCCTAACTTACGAATATCTGGAATGTATCTATAAACTTCTTTTTCCAAAAAGTCTTGTCGATACTTTGTGTAATGACTTATAATACTGCCAATTTTAAAAGACAATATTTTTAGTATTAATTCTAAATTCTCTCCAAGAATATATGATTTATCGCTTCCAGTTAAACCAAGTTTTCCGTCATCTATAAACGCACCAGCAAAACTAGACTTGTTTGCAATAATAAGTTTTCGTTTACTTGCGTCTGGATGTTGTTTATTTGCTTTTTTAACCATTAATCCATCCTTTATTGTAAATGTATCAACTGTCCATAAATCTTCTAACGTATATTCAGTTGGTATTTTAACCTTTGTTCCAGTTGATTTTATGGTTTTTGTATTGTATTCTATTTGTAGATTTCTTGTTTCAATAAATTCAACAAGTTTATTAAATATATTATGGAACGCTAAGGGAATTGAATAATTCGGATTTAGAAATTCAATTGATGTCGTTGTTACATTGCGTCGTTTTAAAACCGATGTAATTTCTGTTTTTTTATTTTTGCTATTCAATTTATTATGCAATATATACAAGGAAATCGGAATATCGGCACTTATCATTCCTTTTGATTGCGAATTATCCCATAATTTCATCCAAACAATATGTTTCTCTAACATTGCGTTATGTAGTGAATGACTTATCTTTAACCAACTCAATGGATTAATAAACACTAAAAACCCTTCTGGTTTCAACCATTCAAATGATTTATCAATAAACTTTGGCCAAACAGTTTCGTTTTTGTCTCCCAACTGCTTTCCACTATGAGAACGAATACCACCTTTATTGTATGGTGGGTTCCCTAAAATAACATCAAAACCATTTTGTTTTATTCCCCATACACTTAAAATGTCCAATTCTAATGTATCACCTTGATAAAGGTTTAATTTGTATTGATTATTTATATTGAATATTTGATGATTAATAAACACGTTTTTTTTATTTAACTCACTCATATACAACATATTTTCTATGATGTGTTTCTTACGCTTTTCCTCAATTGGTATTTGTGTTTTTAATCCATCCATCAATCTCAAATAAACTGCTACTGGAAAATTTCCCATACCAGAAGCAGGGTCAAACCATTTGAAGTTAGGTTCACTAAAAATACTTTTTCCGTGTTCCTTAATATAATGTTTATCTAAATTATCCAACATTTCAAATACTAAAGACATAGGAGTAAATACTTCGCCATTTTCTTGCTTCTCCTTTTGTTTTGGTTTCAAACAACTGTCAATTAATTCCAATAATTCTTTTGGTTTATCTATTAAACCTTGTAATGACATCTTAAATTTTATTGATATATTATATATACAAGAGTCTTTTCTAATATACTTTCCTACAATCGCTTCAATTAATGTTATAATGTCTGGTTTATTCCACCAGATAAACGACTGGTCTTGAAACACATTCAATAATGTTGGATTGTTCTTAATTATATTCAACATTTCTAAAATATCTTTATGTTCAGTATTTATAGTTAAAATACAAATTAAAGGAATAATGAATGGTAATACGTCTTTTGTAAGTGAAATATTAATATCTGCATCATCTTCTTTTTCTTCTAATTCTTTATTACCCCCATTTTGTTTTATTGTTTCTTTTCCAGTTGGCAATTGTTCTTTACTTTCTTCGTCAAACTGAACCTTTATATTTATTTTTTGGTCTCTATCTGAAGTTGTAAAATACTGGTTCATCATTTGTTGGTCTTTTGTATCCATATCAATAATGTTTTCCTCAATCTTCCTCAATAATATTTTTAGGTTATTAATTGGGTCCGATTTCCAAATATTTAAAAGTTTCTCTACTAATTTGGTTTTATTTTCCTTTCCTTGAAATAAATCACTATCTATATTTATTAAATTGTTTTCTACCAAATAATTAATTTTTTGTTCTATATTCAAATCCTTTTTATAGACATTATAATCCAAACACGTATTTAGAACTCTGGAAATATTTAAATCTACAACAAACCCCATTTTTTTAAATCCACTATTTATTTTATCGTTTTCAGGATTGTTAATACTTTCAGTCATACAACGATACATCATTTGGACAATTTTATCACTTGATACAATATCATTAAATAGAAATACCACGTCAACAAATGGCAATGTAATTCCCAAAGTCAATTGGTTTCCTGCTAATAATATCAATCCATCTTTTCCTTCTTCTTTTGCCTTTAATTCCCAGTTTTTTATTTCTTGTTTAATGTCCTTCAATTTATATTTTTTTTTAGAATTGACAATTTGTATTTCATATTTTTTTAGGATATTATTTTTCATCATTCTATCTTTCAAATGTTCACTCACTTTATTAATGGTCATATTAATTCCAAAAGGTAAGAACCATAATTGACTCGTAAAATCTCCATTATTTAATTGTGTTCTGCTATTTTTTTCAATAGAAATTCTTTTAATTCTTCCAAATATAGACAAATCCTTATGTGGATAATCCTGTTCTTTATTACTTCCAGATATAAAATTCAATATCGTATCTACTTCATTCGGAAAATTACCACTTAAAAGTGTTCCATTGGAAAATCCATACGATGTATCTTTAATTTTATGTTTTATTTCTTCATATCTTTCACTATCCATCATATTTGTGATAATATGTAAATCAGGCATATTATCATAAATGCACAACACCTTTTCCTTATTTTCTTCGGTTAAAAATAATAAAACGTGTTTTCCATGTTTTTCTACCAATCCTTGAATATCTCTTTTTTTACATAATTGTTCGTCTTCAATATCCCAATAAAACTGGTTATCTTCAGGAATATTCCATTCACTTAACGGTTTAACATAAGTAGCAGACAAATATAATTTTATTGTTTTTGATGATGAATACGATTGTATAATATTTTTAGACATTATTGTTGTTCCGTGAAAATGGTTCTCATCAAACACGATAAAATCCAAATTCAGTTGTTTTATTGCTTCAACTTTTTTCTCAAATACAAAATCGTCTAACAATTGTTTGCTTACAATTATAATGTTTTTTTCTGTTAAAATCAACTTTTGAAAATCACTTCCTTTTTTAATTTCAACGATATTTATTCCATTAAAATCACTAAATTTATTAAATAAATCGTCGGTGAATTGTGATATTGTTTCAGTCGGTGCAGGTGTAATAATTAATCCGTTTAATGATAAATATTTTTTAAGATATTTAATAAATAAATTTCCAACACAATACGTTTTTCCAGACCTTGCCTTTGCACCTAATAATAGTTCATTTTCACCAATGTCAATCCGTTCCATTTGTTTATATGCAATTAACTCTTGATGAAATCTTGGTAATAATGAAACTTTTTTATTATAGAAATTAGAGTTTACTTCGTTAATTGTCACATCTTTTATCGCGTATTTAAGATTTTGGAAATAAAATTCTAAATCTCTTAAATCTAAAATGTGATGGATATTTTCTTTAATATAGTTATTAGTAGATTGACATGAAGCGATTATATCTAATACTTTTTCTTTATTATTTACGGCAAGGTAAATTTCAAAGTCTTTGTATTTATGCGAGTGTTGTTTCACAATTGCCAAAATTTTTTCAACATCATATTCATCGATAGATTTTTTACTGTCATCTAAGTAAAACTTTGAAGACATAAAAACCCACTTGCCAGTAATTTTATTTTGTAATGTAATGTCACTTGAACCACCTAAACCTTTGCTAAAAACAGATATTTTTTTCAAATAAATTTCTAAATTACTAACCTTCTTTAAGTTACATGTATTTATATTTCCTTCGTAATGGTCGTAAGTATCATTTTGCAAAATGGAACAAAATCCAAATTTGATGATAATGTCCCACACTTTTTCAAAAATATTACCTCGTTTAGATTGTGTTTCCGAATTAGTTTTTCCATTTATAGAACGTAAAAGTTCATCAAAGTTAGAAACTTGTTTAATTCTTTCATATAATTCAATTCCGTTCATTTTTGAAATAGTTGATTCAAGTGTTGTAATAACATATTTATAATAAAAAACATTCAATTTTTTATCACATCTCCCGACCCAATTTGGGTCTGGAGATTAATCTCTTTTCGTGCATAAATATATTTATACTTCGTAAGAAAAGGATATAGGCAATTCCACATTTTTGTATACATTTGGATTAAGTGAAGCAAAAAAAACATGGATAAACCTTAAACGCGAGTAAATTTATATTTACCCTTATAAATTTCGTTATTTTCGATAAGTTCCTTTATTTTCTTAACAGAAATTTTCAATTCTTTTTGAATATCAGTATAGGACAAAAATACTTTTACAATTTCGTTTGTGATAGGGTGTATCTGTTTTATTTTTATTCCCCTTACATTCTTGTGTTTCGTAGGAAGATTATTTGTCTGTAAAAACTCATTTTGTAATAAAACATTCACATTTTCCCAATGCAACCAGTAATGATTATTCAATGGTGTTGAATGTTTTATTGCCATACACATTGCAGATGGATGTTGTAAAATCTCCTTTGCAGCATCTTTTGCTATTTTGAATACTTTTAGGATTTTCGTTTTATCAATATTTAACATTGCAATTTGTCCTTGGTTTCTTTCATTCGTAATCACTGTTTCGCCGATTTCACGTGGTTTATGTAAATCAGGTTCTTGTCTATTGCTAATAAAATGCCATCTATAATCTAGGTAAATTGTTTTATATTGGTATGCTTTTTTTATCGCGGTAAATGATGCTGTTTTATTGTTGTAATTAAAATCTCTTGTTGCTTCCATAATACTATTATAGACTTGCACTACGTTTTGTAAATCATCTTTGTGATATGTTTGAACAATTGGTCCAGTTGCATTGGCAGTTATTTTTGGTATTATTTTTTCTGTGTTTTTTTGTTCTTCTGTTGTTTCTTCTACATTTTCAGATTCCATTGTTATGAATGACTCTATATTATGATATTCAATTTGCCTATTTACTTCAGATATTTGTTCTTTATTCGTATCCAATTGCAATTCATTTATTACAGATAAAGATGAACCTAGTTTAGTTAGTATATTCATAATTTCATCATAATTTTTACAATGCGAAACCAGTGTAGCAAATAAATCAATCTTTTTTTCTTCAAGTCTCAATTTCATAAATTCTATATTGTTATATTTATTGAGTTCTATAGTAGCAAACTTTACAATTTTTTCATATTCTTTTTGATTTGGAATAAGATATGCTTCGGTTGAAAACTTTTTATTTTTATTCTCTAATTTATTATATTTATATTTTACCAATTCATTACTATTATGTAGTGATTTTTCAAATTTAATACTATTTTCACAAACGAATACATCTAACACGGTTATATGGGTTCCAAAATCAGAACGTAGTGCCTCCATTCGATGTTTGATATCGACTGTTTCTCCAATTTTCAAAATGAAACTGCCGTCTTCGTATTGTTGAATTTTGCAAAAATAGACAACCCATTTATTTTTATTACTCTCAATCAAAACTTCATGTCGTTTTAATGCTGTTTCTTTTTGAGAAATCTGGAGTGATTGTTTAGAGAGTTGAAGTGAGTTTTGTAGTTCAGCATTTTTTATTTTGAAATTTTTGTAATATTCGTGCATTATATTTTCCATTTTGATATAATAAGAACGTACTGTTTTTGCCTTAGGTGTTGCTGCTATCATACAGAAGTTTTTGAAACAATCGACGGTTAGATAAATAGTTTCTTTTGGACGACCATTCGCTGCATTATGCAGCATTTCCTCTTTTGGGAGGGAAACTATTTGATAATCATTATGCTCTGTAAAATTTTTAACCAAAATTCGTTTTGCATTATCTCGTCTTGATAAATCCACATTTTTCCAAACATTGTCGAAATCCACAACAAATTTGGTATTATCTGTTCCATGTTGTAAATATAAATAGTGACTAATCATAAACATCTGTTCCTGTTCTGAATTCATACGTGCTTTCATTATTTGAAATAATTCATCTTGCTCTTGCTGCGATTGGAGTTGAAGTGTGTTTGTCGAATGATTTTGAACTTCCATTCTATAATATATCTAAAGACATTTCTTTAAGTTTTATTTCGCATTAAATATTATTTTCTATTTTTTGAAGTTTTTCTTTTTTCTTTAAATATGCTTTTCTATTAATTTCCTTTCGTTTTTCCTTATCAACTGGTGGTTTCTGTTTCATTTTTTCAAGAATTTCTTGTTTGTGGTTTTCATAATAAGTTTTATGTCTTGTTGGTGCAGTGTATTTTTTCAAATGTTCCTTTGTTATTTCAAGTTCCTGTTTCGTTTTTTCTAATTCATCTCGTAACTGTTGTATTATTTCTTCATTTGGTGTTATCATTGTTATTGTTATTATTATGCTAATATATATCACGATGATTTTATATTATTATAAAAATAATATAGATGTATTTTCACATATTATATGAAATGAATATTGAAATTGTTTTAAAAGAAAATTTGTTATTAAGAGAAGAGAATGAAAAACTAAAAAAACAATTAGAAAATTATAATAATTCTAGGAAATCATATTATGAAAAAAACAAGGAAATGGTAAATGAAAAAGCAAAAATACGATTAAAGAAAATAGCAGAAGAAAATCCAGATAGAATAAAAGAGATAAACAGAAAAGCATATTTAAAACGCAAAGAAAAAATAGAGAAACTAAAAATCCTGGTAAATTCTGTTTCAGAAAATGTTATGAAAAACATTTGAAACACATTCTTTTTCAAAAAATAAGTTAAATTCTTGAAAAAGAACTTAGAAAGATATTCACTTTATATATTATAAAAATGGTAAACTGTGAAACTTGTCACACAGTAAAAGCGTTTTTTAATTATGTTGGCGAAAAGAAAGCAAGATTCTGTGGTTCCCATAAATCAGATGGAATGATAAATGTTGTAAATAAAACGTGTGAAGACTCACGATGCAGTGGAAAGCGTGCTACATTTAATATTATAGGTGGAAAACCTAAATTTTGTGGAGAACATGCTACTCCCGATATGATAAATTTATCAGCAAAGAAGTGTAAGGGTGTAAATGGTACAAAATGCTTTACTATACCAATATATAATTATTCGAATGAAAAAAAAGGCGAATACTGTGTGGAACATAAATTGGAAGGAATGGTAAATGTTACAGGTAAAAGGTGTGAAGAATCTGGTTGCAATGTTATTGCACAATATAATATAGAAGGTGAGAAAGTTGGGCGTTTTTGTTCAATCCATAAATTAGAAGGAATGACAGATATTAAACATAGTCGCTGCGAGTATGAAGGATGTATGACATCACCATCTTATCGATTCGAAGAAGATTCGAAATGTCGTTTTTGTTCTGAACATAAATTAGAAGGTATGATTGACGGAAAACATAATAAATGCGTGATGGATGGGTGTGGTAAAAGTCCATCCTTTAATTATGAAGACACAGACATGCCTTTATATTGTAAAGAACATAAATTAGAAGGTATGATAGATGTGAAACATGATAAATGTGAAATTGATGGTTGTAATCTTAGGTCTGTTTATAATTTAATGACAGAAAAAAGAGGAAGATTTTGTTTTTTACATAAATTAAGTGAAATGATTGATGTTGTTAATAAGAGTTGTAAATCGGAATGGTGTTTAACGAATGTAAAATCAACAAAGTACGATGGTTATTGTTTGTTTTGCTATATAAATTTATTTCCAGATAAACCAGTTTCGCGTAATTATAAAACAAAAGAGAAAAGAATAGTAGATTTTGTTTTAGAACATTTTCCACAATTTACGTGGATATCAGATAAAAAGATACAGGATGGTTGTTCTAGGCGGAGACCAGATTTATTATTAGATTTGGGTTTTCAGGTTGTGATTATAGAAATAGATGAGAATCAACATATTGATTATGATTGTAGTTGTGAAAATAAACGATTAATGGAAATTTCCCAAGATGTTGGACATCGACCTGTTGTTTTTATTCGATTCAATCCAGATTCATATGTGAATAGAAAGAATGAGATTATTAAATCGTGTTGGAGGGCAAATCAAAATGGAATATTTATTATTAACAAAGAAAATAATAAAGAATGGGATAATAGATTAAATACATTACAAACACAGATAGAGTACTGGACAAGAAATGAAACAAATAAAACAATAGAGGTTGTTCATTTATATTATAATTTATTTGATTAAAAATCATTTTATAATTACTATAAACCATAAATGGTAATAAAATAGTTGTTAGAACCTATTTTAATTATGACGTTATTATAGCAAATACTGTTATTTAGGAAATTAAAAATTTTATTTAGCAATTTCTCCAGAAATTATTTTCTTTGCATAGTATATATAAAAAGTCCGCAAAATGGGTGGAGCACTAATGCAACTTGTCGCCTACGGGGCCCAGGATGTTTTCCTTACTGGTACCCCTGAAATAACTTTCTGGAAGGTGTCTTACAGACGCCACACTAATTTTGCCATGGAATCGATTGAGCAGACCTTCTCTGGTCAGGCAGATTTCGGTCGCCGTGTTACCTGCACCATCAGCAGAAACGGCGATCTCTGCTACCGCACCTACCTTCAGGTGACTCTCCCTGAGATTAACCAGGGAATGGCTGCTTCTGGAAGCGGTGTTTATGCACGTTGGTTGGATTTCCCTGGTGAACAACTCATTGCCCAGGTTGAGGTTGAGATCGGTGGTCAACGCATTGACCGCCAGTATGGTGACTGGATGCACATCTGGAACCAGATGACCATGTCTGAGGAACAACGCCGTGGATACTACAAGATGATTGGTAACACTACCCAACTTACCTACATCTGCGATCCTACCTTTGCTGAGATCTCTGGACCTTGCTCTGCTGCTGGTGGACCATCCCAGGTTTGTGCCCCCCGCAAGGCACTTCCTGAGACCACTCTCTACATTCCTCTTCTCTTCTGGTTTTGCCGCAACCCTGGACTTGCCCTTCCCCTTATTGCACTCCAGTACCACGAGGTGAAGATCAACATTGATTTCCGCCCCATTGGTGAGTGCCTCTGGGCTGTCAAGTCTCTTACCCCTGGAACTGGTTCTGGCACCCAGTCTGTTGCTATGGCCTACCAGCAATCCCTTGTTGCTGCCTCTCTCTATGTTGACTACATTTTCCTTGACACTGATGAGCGCCGCAAGATGGCACAGAACCCCCATGAGTACCTTTTTGAGCAACTTCAGTTCACTGGTGACGAGTCAGTGGGTTCATCTTCCAACAAGATTAAGTTGAATTTTAACCACCCTTGCAAGGAATTGGTGTGGGTTGTCCAACCCGATGCCAACGTTGACTACTGCTCATCTCTTGATGCCGGCGGTGTTCTTTTCAAGACCCTTGGTGCCCAGCCCTTCAACTACACTGATGCCATTGATG